GCAAACGGTAATCATCACCTTGACAGAATGTGCACTCAGAACATCTGACGCAATATAGAAATTAAGCTCATAAAACCACGTGGGGACCATCAATATAACGGATGGCCTTCACTCCGACGTAAAGATCGGAGTTCTAAATTAGAGTTTTTATAATTTCGATATTTACGTCAACGAGGATACATCGTATCCCCGTGTCGCCGGCTTTAGCGACGTGGATATTATGAAAAATATTAGGCACTGGGGACTATATCTTCATAATAAAAGACGGGAGGACCTAGGTAGAAAAAGACGTTAAAATCCTCCGCTGCGGCACAATATGTCCTTACATTTCCAGAGACTGTGTAAAATTGAGTTTGACATATTGTACCATAGTAAGGCATGGCCTGCATTTCGGTAGAATCAAATTTTACCTTTTGTCTGGCAGGCGCGAACCGATAATTTGAATAATAGGGTACCTCAAATCCTAAAATATTATTCACGGCATTGGTCATCATCGATGACCCTTCTTGGGCATTGTGATCCTGGTATATTTGAGTGAGCATTGCTTGACTTTCCTTCGTTTTTGTTTGAGCAACAACACCCTGACCATTTGCATTCGAGTTTTTTGCATTAGAATGCCCTTTACGCGTGGCTTGATAGAACGCACTTCTCTCCACATTATTAAGATTGGAGAAATCGTAAAGCCAGCGAACGCCTCCTCTCCAACCAGCAAAACCAGTTGTTAAGTAACGCATTAAGGTCATTTGTGCGTAAGCGTAATTACCACCTGCTAGAGAGAAGGGAACAGAACCTGTCGTCATAGTATAACCAGGCTCAAAGGGAAGAGCTTGTCGGGACGTTCCTCTTACCATGTTCATACCTACGTGTCCAGGATCATACCCCTCAAAGAATCCAGGTTGCACCTCATGCAAATTGAATCTTTTAAGAAGCGTGCGAAATGACCGGATAGATTCACCAAAGTGAATCATATTAGTTTTGTCAGAAGTAGGGATAGTTAAAGCTGCCTGTGATAGTACATCCGGATCAGTCGGTCTGGAATCCACTTTAGTTAATTCATCAGGTGGAGCTTCACTAGCCTGTGGTTCGAATGCTTCTGGGGCTACATTTGGGTGTGCATTCATACGCAACTTACTGACTGTGGCTGAAGTTGGTTGGGCGATTTCAAAATCATCATCAACGGAAACAAAAACGTTGACTTGAATATCATTATCAATCGTCGTATTAGGAACTGTCAATTCATTTACTACATAGACTGCCAAAGTACCATTACCATATTTAGTGCTATTAGAAGCATAAGATAAAGGTGTTGTTGAAAACATAGCATTCTCTGTTGTAGGAATAGTAATATGTTCTCGGTAGGAAAATGGTTGACCCCAACCAGCTTTAATTGTAAAATCTGTAGTATCAGAAATATCTACGATAGTAGTATATGCTGTATTATATTCTGCTGTTCCGCCTGATGGTGTTTTGTTCGGATCGTAAACAATTTTCAAACGACCTTTATGGTACTTACTACAAATGACTTGGAAGCGAAAGATCATAGTGCCTCTCCAATAGTCAAAAGGTAAAGTGGCAAAACATGGTGCAGTAAAATGTAATTCTGAATTTAGGATCCTATGTAAACATGGATCTACTACACAATTCCACAGAAGTGTTTCTTGACTTGTTCCGACGTCCCAATCGAAATTTGTCAAATATGTTTCATGTTGAGCAATATTGAGAACTGCCATCTCATCTGTTGATTCAAGACCTACAGTACATGGATCAATAGTAAGTTCTTGTTTTGGGTCAACAGTTAGTTTGTCAACTTGCTCAGTTCCAACTGTTGTAGCTAGTGAACTTCGATTCACAATCCGCACGGAATGTAAATCGATTTCTGCTGGCTTAGAGTATCCAAATAAAGCGGCTATTGCACTTGTAGCGCTAGCACCAATTTGGGTTGCCATAGCAAAAGGACCAATTATAGGGACATTGGCCAGTTTTGATGCTATGTTAGCAACAACAGTTGCCGGACGAGATATGGCACCCCTACCATACTCATCAGCCTGAGGTGCAATTGCACCAGGCTCGGTTTGCGTCGGAATAGCAAACCTTACGGACTCGGCCCATGCGAAAACATTGATTGTTACCGTATCTGTGGCTCCAAGTGCATGTTTCAACCCCTGAAGGGTAGAAATCTTAAGTGCACCCATTAAGTTCCAATCTTCTCCTGGAATATCTAGAAGATTTTTATTCCAGAAAAACGGTAAAACCATTTCTCCACCTTGAGAATTAGTTGGGTCGAGCATAATATGAGGACGTTGTGTATCTCCCACATTATCTACATCGTAAAAAGAACGAGTAACCGACATCTCATCAAGTGTAGGTAATGGGTAATAAGAGACCAAAAGCCTCCCATAATGAAAAGAATTCCCATTAATTAACACTTTAACATGTAACTTCGCTTGCAAAAGTTTATAATTCGCAATCCTATTAATAACACGGGGATTGGAAAAATAAAGATTCCAGGGGTTAAAAACTTCGGACAAAGTTGTTCCAACACCCCAATCATAAGATGCAATACGAAGGGGACGACTGAAAAATTCATCTAATGTTGCATCGGATGCCAATGGCGCTGACCGAACTTCATCAA